AACAAAATTGATGATTTACTTCGTGGAGGAAACACTGGAATTAGAATAGCACAGTCAGACAAGATAGCTGATGCAGCAACAAGTGCTGGTGAAAAGATAAATAGATTTTACTCGAATCTCGAAGCACGGCTCATTGACCCTAATGCACCAGAAGTTTTCAATACACCTGCTGACTTATTTAATTTTTTACAATCGAAAGGTATTTCTAAATTTGAGGTAGAAGATTATCAAATACCACAGTTATTAGAAACAGTTTCAAAAACAGGACAACCCATAACGAAAGCAGCTTTACTAGATAGAATAAAAAACGCTCCTATTCGTAAAATACAAACAAAAGTTCAAGGATTCAGATCAGAGATAGAAAACGCTGATGGTCAATTTGTTAGAGGTAAATATGCAGATTCATACTATGAAGGTGGCGCTATACCAGAAACATATAGAGAAAATATTTTATATTTAGATCCTGCAGATATACCTGATGATATACAATATTATAAATATAGCACTCATGGTTTCTTTCCTGATGATGAAACAAAGTATGTCATAGGATGGACAAGAGGCACAGATAGATATGCGATTATACCAGGAACAAAAACACAGTTACCTAACATCGGTCCAAAGACAGAAGAATTAAATAAACGAATTGAAAGATTAACAGCTATATCTAACAGATCTGCAGAGGACTTAGTTAATCAATCTGGTGGACGTATAACACTAGAGCAAGCTCAAACGAATATTAACAGAGCAGGAAGAGACTTAGCAAAAGCACAAGAGGAGTTAGCAAACATTGGAAAAACTGATGACGCTGTCGTAACAGGAGATCAAACAGTACGTGTGACTTTTGCAGATGAAATACAATCTGATATCATGCAGACGTACAGAAAAAAATTAGAAGAGGTTATAGGAGATTACAACAAGTTAGTTGAGAAAGGTATTGACGTTAAAGATACGCAAAAATTAAGACAAGAATCTTACAGACTAGGAATGTCAACTGATCAAGATATATTAGCTTTCTACGCAAAACATAAAGACATCATGCGTCCTTTGTTTAGAACAGAAGAGGACTTTGCTGCTTACATAAAAGAATTAAAAGAAAGTCAACAAGTGTTTAAAGATTTAGCACAAGTCAGACCTGGCATGCTTACAGGTGAGATGAGAAAAGGTGTTGCTGCTGCGGCTAAACAAAGAGATAAAGTATTAGAGATTTTTGAGCAAGCATACACAGATCCTAAAACAATGAAAAAATTGTTTCCTAACGTTCCTATGAAAGATAGAAAAGTTTGGGGTGACGCTTTAGTTAAAAATGATCTACATATGGCAGCAAAAAGAAAATTTATAGATAAAGATCCTAATGCATCTGATTGGTATGTTGTATCACCCGCTGAACTTGTAACAGCGAGATACGGTCAAAAGGGAACAACAGCAACACCTTTCGCTGAAAGAACAAAAGATATGAAAGGTATTGGTCAGTATGAGTTTTATGGTGGACCCAATGTTACAGACCCTAATGGTAAGCATTATACAAGTGTGTTGGAACAATCTTTACGAAGAGCGGCTAAAGTAAACAATGCAGATTTTAAAGTAGTAAAAATTCAGATAGGTGAGGCAAAATCTGTAAGCAGATCTGTGCAAGTTGTAAACGCACAGGGAGATGTTGTTAAAGAATTTAAAATGGCAAAGAGTGCTAAACAAAGCGATTTTGCTGATGTTATGGACAAAGCAAGAGATTATATTACAGAGTCAGGAGCGGAGGGCTTGATAGCTAGACCTGTTGAACTACCTTCAGGCTTTCCAACCGTAGATGCTTATGCTATAAAGTTGACACCAGAGATGGTATTGTCAACAAAAACACACCTAGCGTCAGGGGGTTATGTGCAGTATGATCCGCTAGTGTCTATGGATGAAATGATAGGAGCAGCTTAATGGTTGTTGAAAAACCAGCAAATTACGACCAACCACAAACGGTCAATGATGAATTATTAATACCAGCACAAGTAGGACAAGAAGTTCAACTAGAGCCTGGCACAGATGAGCCTATTAATATTGAAATGACAGAAGATGGAGGTGCTGTTGTAAACCCAGAACAAGAACAAATAGAAACAGGTTTTGATGGCAATCTAGCAGAGTTTATTGATCCTGATGTATTAACAAATATTTCAAGCGAACTACGTCAATCATACGAGGACGATAAAGGATCTAGACAACAGTGGGAAGAAGCCTACACAAAAGGATTAGATTTATTAGGATTAAATTACAACGAGAGAAGTCAACCGTTTCAAGGTGCTAGCGGAGTCACACATCCGTTGTTAGCTGAGTCTGTTACTCAGTTTCAAGCACAAGCATACAAAGAGTTATTACCAGCTAGTGGTCCAGTCAGAGCACAAGTTATTGGTTTAGCCACAAAAGAAAAAGAGGATCAAGCTCAACGCGTTGCAGAATTTATGAATTATCAAATGATGCATGTTATGGAAGAATACGATCCTGAGCTAGATCAAATGTTATTTTATCTACCATTATCTGGATCAACATTTAAAAAAATTTACTATGACTCCAACCTTGGCAGAGCTGTCTCTAAGTTTGTTCCTTCAGAGGATTTAGTTGTTCCCTATACAGCTACAAACCTAGAAGAATGTGAAAGAGTAACTCACGTTTTAAAAAGAACAGAAAACGATATTAAGAAAATGCAAGTCACTGGTTTTTATCGTGACATACCTTTACAACCAAGTGAAGAGGATCAAAACAAAGTTGAAGAAAAAGAAAGAAAATTATCTGGTATAGAAAAAAATTCTTACAAAGATGATCAGTATACTTTGTTGGAGATGCACGTAGATTTAGACATTGAAGGATTTGAACATCCTGATGGTATAAAACTACCTTACATAGTGACTATTGATGAAGGGTCCAGTGAGGTGTTATCTATATACAGAAACTATAGCCAAGAAGATTCTTTATACAAAAAACAACAATACTTTGTTCACTACAAATTTATGCCTGGTCTTGGTTTTTATGGATTAGGTTTAATTCACATGATTGGTGGTTTATCCAGAACAGCAACAGCTGCGTTAAGACAACTAATAGATGCGGGCACTTTAGCAAACTTGCCTGCTGGTTTCAAAGCCAGAGGGTTAAGAGTTGCAGATGATGACCAGCCAATACAACCTGGTGAGTTTAGAGACGTAGACGCGCCTAGTGGTGATCTTCGTGCAGGTTTACTACCACTGCCTTACAAAGGTGCAGATCCAACTTTATTTCAATTATTAGGTTTTTGTGTTCAAGCTGGTAAAGAATTTGCAACAGTGGCGGACCAAAAACTAGGAGATGCTGCTAACGCTGGTGCTCCTGTTGGAACTACTATGGCTCTGATGGAAAGAGGTATGCGTGTCATGTCTGCTATTCACAAAAGAATGCACTATGCACAAAGAATAGAGTTTAAATTATTAGCTAGAATATTCTCACAGTCTTTACCACCTGTGTATCCTTATGAAGTACAAGGTGACTTACAAACTTTAAAAGCCTCTGATTTTGATGAAAGAATAGATATTATACCTGTATCTGATCCAACTATATTCTCAATGTCACAAAGAATTACTTTGGCTCAAACACAATTGCAATTAGCACAAGCTGCACCACAAATGCACAACATGTACGAGGCATTTAGAAGAATGTATTCTGCAATGGGTGTTCAAAACATTGAGGCAATACTACCTCCGCCTTCAGGTCCACAACCTTTGGATCCTGGTCAAGAAAACGCCACTGCTTTATCAGGTGGAGCATTAACAGCTTTTAGAAAACAAAATCATAACGCACACATTGATGCTCATAGAGCTTTCTTTTCTAGTGCTTTGGTAAAAACAAATCCACAAACTATGATGATTTTACAATCTCACATAGCAGAACATGTTGCTTTACAAGCAAGAGAAGAGGTAGAACAAGAAATGCAAAAAGAGTTAGAAGAAATGCAAGCAAGAGCTGGTGGTCAAATACCTCCAGAGCAACAAAACGAGATGCAAGAGCTATTAGAATCTAAAATTGCTGAAAGAGTTGTACAAATGACTGAACAAATGGTTACTGAGGAGCAACAAATGATGGGTGAACAGGGTCAAGACCCATTAATTGAGCTAAAACAACAAGAAATTAACCTAAAAGCACAAGATTTACAGAGAAAAGCTGCTGCAGATGAGGCAAGAGTGGCTATGGATGCTGCAAAACTAGCTCAAAACGAAGAATTAACAGAAGCTAAACTAGATTCACAAGAAGATATTGCACAATTACGAGCAAATGTTAATCTGTCTAAACGAAAAAATTAAAATGAGAACACCAGTAGAAAAATTACAAGAATATTTTGTAGAATTGATGGCTTTTTCTGACAAAAGTACACAAAGCTCAGAGGATCAAGTTCTTTTAGCTGGTGCAATGATGGGTGCAGCTAAGATGTTGTACCAAAACAACCTGTCTTTACAAGAATATAACGAGATTATGGATCACAATGCTAAAGACTTGATAAATCTTATAAAACCGACTATACATTAATAATTATGGCTAAGAAAAAATTTCCTGATTTAAGTGGTGACGGTAAAATAACAAAAAAAGACATACTTATGGGCCGTGGTGTAATTAAAAAAGCTATGGGTGGAGGAGTAGACGAAGCTATAAATGGTTTGAAAAAACGAGGTTTAAAAAATGGCGGTCTAGCGGGTAGACTAGCTCAACGTGGTTATGGAAAGGCAAGATCATGAAGTTTAAAAACACAAAGATGACTAAAGTTCCTAGTAAAAACCCTTTTCCAAATTCTATTGTGGCATCTGATGCTGCAGTAACTTTTTCTCCCTTTGTTGTGAGAAAGAATAAGGGAGCTGGACCTAAAGGACAAACTAGCAACATGCAGATTAAAAAAGTAAAGTTTACTGGCGTAAAATAGTTGGTTGAAACTTTTCCTAATTTTTTATCCAAAGACGCACACAAATATTTACATGATAAGATGTGTGGTCCAGGATATGCAGACGACTTTTATTGGCTCTACAGCCCTAAAGTCGCTAATGAAATAAATCCTAATGATGAAGAATTCTTTTTTGGACACACACTGTATCACTCAGGGGCAAAAGAATGGAACGCTCATATATCTCCGTTTTATGATAATTTAGCAGCTCCTATTTTAGGTGCTTTTAGGTTTGAATGGATATTTAGGATACGATGCAACCTTTACACAAATACAGGAGGACAGCAAAAGCATGAGTTTCATCGAGATGTTGATTTTGATCATAATGTTTTAATATATTCTTTAAACACTAACAATGGCTACACAGAGTTTGAAGATGGAGAAATAGTTGAATCAGTAGCAAATCAGGCTGTTATTTTTAATGGTAGACGTAAGCATCGTAGTGTTACACAAACAGATTCAAAAATCAGAGTTAATGTAAATATTGTTTTTAAGTAAAATTATGTGTACAATTGTATTTAATTAAGGAGGTTTGTATGAACTTACTAAAAGATTTGTGGGCACACTTGAAAGAGTGGTCTGATTGGAAAATGAAAGATTGGATTAAAGCTGCGATTGTAGCGATAATCGTAATAGTTATCATAGGAGCAATCTAAAATTTTATGTGGCAGTTATTAGCTAAACCTTTACTTGGCGTCGTCGCAGATGGCGTCAAGGGTTTTGTAGAAACAAAGAAAGCAAAACAAGAATTAAAACTTACAACAATCAAAGCAACGCAAAAACTTAAAGAAGACCAGATTGCTGGTAAAGTTGCATGGGAGCAAAGTGCCGTTGATCAAATGAAAGGATCGTGGAAAGACGAGGTAGCCTTAATTGTTTTACTACTTCCAGCAGTTTTAGTATTCACGCCCTTACAAGAACATGTACACAAAGGTTTTCTCGCTTTACAAGACCTACCGTCGTATTATCATAATTTGTTATACATTGCGATTTCTGCGAGCTTCGGCATCAAGGCAGGTTCTAGTGCGATAGGTATGTTCAAGAAAAAATGAAAAAAGGACAAAGAAAAAAAGTTAAAAAAGTAGCTAAAGCTTTGAAAAAAGCATCTAACACACATGCTAAACAAGCAAGAACTTTACAAAAAGTAATTAGAGGAAAGTAATGCCTTTAAATAAAAAAGGTAAAAAAATAATGAAGTCGATGGAGAAGACTTATGGCAAAGATGCCAAAGCTGTCTTTTACGCTTCTAAAAATAAAGGAGTAATCAAAGGTGTCGAAAAAAAGAAAAGATCCACTAAAAGGAACAGGAAAAAAACCAAAAGGTAGTGGTCGTCGCTTATACACAGACGAGAACCCGAAAGACACGGTTAGGATAAAATATGCTACTCCTGCCGACGCTAAACGAACTGTAGCAAAAGTTAAAAGAATTAAAAAACCTTTTGCTAGGAAAATACAAATATTGACGGTTGTAGAACAAAGAGCTAAGGTCGCTGGCAAAAATAAACAAGCTGCTATTGCTAAAAAAGGCAAAGAAGCTATTAGAAGATCGAAAGGAAAAAATAGATGAAGTTAGCTCACAATACTAGAGTTATTCAATACTCAAATCAAGGGCATTATGGTGTTTATATTTTTGAGAATTTATTCAATGAAGACTACTTAAATGTTATGTTAAATAGAACCCTAGAGGTGACAGAGGGTGACCCCATGAAAAGACGCACAAATGTAAAAGCGGATATGACCTGGTATCAAGCTTTAATGGATGATGAAGTCTTTGAACCTTTTGTAAAGACAACCACTAGTCTTTTGCAAACATGTTTATTACTAAGAACTCCTCATTGGCAAAGAGGTGTTGAGATAAATTTTGTAGATTTTTGGGGAATGAAATTTAAAAAAGGTGACCAATCAATATTACATACTCATGTTGGACAGATGTTCTCTGGTGTTTTTTACATAAGGTCAGAAGATGAAACTCAAATTTGTTTTCCAGATTTAAATCACGCAGAGGTAACTAAATCTAATACGCTATATTTATTTCCTGGAATGTGTCCTCATTACTCAACAGAATCACAATCAGAAATACCACGAGTAGCTTTGTCTTTTAATATTTTAGTTAACCAAGGAGGAGAAAAATGGATAGAGGAAGAAGATGAATAACGAAAGATTATTAGAATCAGTAAAAAAACACGAAGGTTATCGTAATAAGGTTTATCTAGACACGCTAGGAAAGCGCACTGTTGGCGTAGGTCATTTGTGTGTTGAAGACTTCTGGGAAGACGATAAAGAATATGATGAAAAATTCTTAATGGATATTTTACTTGACGATTTACAAAACGCAATCAAAGGGGCAAGAGAATTAAAAGAAGAACATGATTGCACAGATATCGATGAGATAGCGCAAGAAATAATCGTAGAAATGGTATTTCAGCTTGGCAAGAATGGTGTATCAAAGTTCCGTAACATGTGGAAAGCATTAGCAGAAAAGAACTATATTGGCGCAAGTTTTGAGATGCTAGACTCACGTTGGGCAAAACAAACCCCTAATAGAGCAAAATCAATGGCAGAATTAATGAAATCATGCGGTTAGAAAACTTTTTTTCTTATTATAAAAATGAACTAAAAGCTAGACAAGAGGTGATAAAAGACGCTATAGCTACAGGTGTAAAAGATTGGGATACATATCGATACATGATTGGTAGGTATAATGGTCTAAAAGAAGCTGAACAGGAACTCACGGACCTGCTTAAGAAAACGGAGCTAGAAGATGAGTAAATTAATTGTGCCAAAACATGTATGGGATGGCAAGGCTGTTGAAAAACAGAAGAAAGAGATAGAAAAAGTACCTAACCCGACGGGGTATAGGATTGTATTATTCCCTCTTAAATTAGATAGTAAGACAAAATCAGGTATAATATTGACAGATGAAACTGTCGCTGAGTCTCAAATAACTACTAACATTTGTAAAGTTTTAAAAGTAGGACCTGATGCTTATAAGGATAAAGACAAGTTTCCCACTGGTCCATGGTGTAAAACGGACGATTGGGTATTAATTACTCGCTACGCGGGATCTAGAATTAGAATAGACGGTGGTGAGTTAAGGATTATTAATGACGATGAAATACTGGCTGTCATTGATGATCCAAGAGATATATTGCCAGCTAACATATTATAAACATGGA